GTCCTAGTAAGATCCCCAATGCGTTCTTGACCTTCGGACGGTAGTTGTTCTGCACGAAGTTTGCAGGAATCACCGTACCACGATAGACAGCCAGTAAGCTAGACGCACTGTTGCCCCACTCATCACGAGTCGCGATGCAGACGTTAGCTTCCGCTGCAGTGTAAGTGCCTGGAAGGTTCTGGAAGTCTGCCTGTACCATACCCGAGAGACCATCCTGTAGCTGGTCGATCAAGAGCATGGCGTGTGCGATGCTGCGTGCTGTCTGCAAGAATGCATCATCGACAATCGAACGGTTGAGCTGAGCGCCAACGGACATCAGACGTTCTCCGTCTCATCCAATTCGAACGTCAGCGTGATTGGCTTGTCGACCTCGAAGTGCTCCGCAACCTCAGGAAGGACGTTCATCGACAGACTCAGGGCAGGTGTGTACTTCGCCCACGCCTTGTTGACATCCTTCCCGTCACGAACGTAGTCCGCGACGAAGGTGAGCAGAACCTGTTCGTTGCTCTCCGTCTTGCCTTGCAGCCTAATCTTAGCAGTGACCTTATGCATGGAGACTCCTACGTAAGTGTGAGGGTGATCTGACCTGATGGGAAGGAGAGCGTATCTCCTGCACCTGTCGTCTTTGATGCTGCGAGTGCACCAAACCACTTGCGCTTCGGCGTACCAGCAGAATCGAAGACCTCAGCAGCAGTAGTCGTAGCTGCAGGCATGTTGGTGAAGTTGATCGCTGCGTTCGTGGATACTGAACCGTTGGTTGCAGTACCGAAGTTACCCGTCAACGTCTGACGAGCGTATGACCCACCTGTGACCTCAGTACCAGCCGCCGAGGCTGTTCCCGTAGTCGTAGTGAGCGCCAACGTGATGTTGCCCGTAGGCGCAGGGTAAGTAGTGATCGCCAGTGACGCCTTGAGGAGGTCGTTCGCTTCTGTCTGAGCAAGTGCAGCCATCACTTATCACTTCCAGCCTGTGCTACCTTCTCGTGATGAGCCACGATCATCGAGCGGAGCTCCTCCCCAATGATACCCGACTCGTAGCCTTGGATTGCAGCAAGTTCGGATTTGCAGGTTTCGCAGCCAGTGTTCGCATGGCAGTCTTTGTGCCATGAAACCCACGGACGCGTCGGGTCCGCAGTATAGACATGGTCTTTCGGATGGTCATCGGTTTGTCCACATCCTGTACATGAATCGACGGGCGAGCCAGGCATCGTGCCTCCTACCTTATCGTGTTGTGTCAGGCGACACGAGTACATCGCCTTCAAGCATACGGATGAGCTGACCTGCAGGACCTGTTAGGAGGCAGTCGTACTTAGTAGCTGTATCTATCCAAGTCCACGCTAAGGACGTTGCACCTACAATCTTGAACGTCGCAATCCCTAGTGAGGAGAGTGTGATCGTTCCCAAGGTAGTGTTCAGCTCATGGAAGAGTGTAGATGAGTCGCGTGCAGGTCGAATCTGAGCCCTTGCAGTCCAGCCTGTGAGGTTGATCACAAGTCCAGTCACAGGATCCGTAACTGTATATGCCCTAAGGAAGTCAGCACCCTGATCGATGTTCCAGACATCTACACGGACTGCCATGGTTGATGCCTACCTCGATCCTGTTCCGGACTTGTCAACACCTGTGTTAGCTCCACCAGCATTCACACCTGGCAGCGGCGCTTGCCTAGGAGGCTTAGCAGGTGAAGGCTGTGGCAACTTAGGACCGCCTGCAGCGCCTCCAGGACCACCTTGTGGAGTAGCAACGATCCGAACAGAAGCTGCATCCACCTTCGGCAAGTCCATCTCTTCGCGGATGTTCTCTTCCAGCTTATCGTCAGGACGGATAATGCCTGCACCGACCATGTTACGTATCGCAAAGCTCATCGTACGCCAGTCAGCCTGCTCACCAATACGCCTACAACGAAGCCGCGGATACTTAACCCGTACGAAGTTGTAGTCGATCAGTTGCTTGATGCAATACTGATTGAACACATCCGCAACGATGTCTGCAACGTAACGACAAGACTTCAAGAACATGATCTTGTCGTCGTCCTTGCCTAGCCCACGACCACCATTCATGAAGGGTGCCAGGATGTTCTTTTGGATCTGCAGGTCGTGATACTCAATACTCTGAAGGGCATTCACTGGATGACCTTCAAGCTTCGCGAATATAAGCTCCCAACCAGGTGGCAGCACCACGTGTGCGCGCTCATTGGTTCGAAGGTTGCGACCTAGATCCTCTGCTAACAGCCTATCCTTAGACGTGAAGTTCATCGGCAACTTGATAATCGGGATGCCAATGCCATGACGTTCCTTCTGGATAGCGTCGATCTTCTCCAGGTTGGCCTTGTAGTGCCACGGCTTGTACGCCGACCTGAGGAGAGACATCCCCTGCATATCTCCACCCTCTTTGTCGAAGGTGAAGATGATCAGCTTCTCAATCGGGATAGGCTTGGTCTGCTGATCGAAGGGATCGTAGATCTCAATGCCCCGAGGGCCACCTTTTTGATCCCATAGCCAAGCCATGATGTCGAGCGGGTGCCTTGGTGCCAGCTTCTGCCACGTGATCTTACCTGGGTACTCAGGGTTCTGATCTGTGAAGACCTTCTCGAACACGTAGAAGCCATAGTCGAGCATCAAGAGGAGCTCAGTGAGGAGCTGTGGCCACGAGACCGTCATACCTTCAGTGAGATTCCACCAGATAAACTTCGCTGCATTCTGGTCAGCGGCCGAGTCACTAGCAGGTTCAATGAACCATCGCGCAGAGAGCACGGGGGTCTTCATCAGGCGAAGTGATGAACGAACCGTAGCATCCGAGCGACGCATCTCGTCGTACTTACGGAGACCACGGATGTCACGCAGGTCTTGATTGTACTCCTGACGCATCCAGCCTGTGAAAGGACTGGGACTAGTCATACCGATCTCAGAGAGGTCAGGTATTCCTAGGCTGGATGTGGACGTCCCTGGCGCAGCGAGCAGGACAACACCGTCTTCAGTCACACCAACGAGCTCATGCGTCCGTAGCTCATCCGCCAAATCTACAACGCGAAACTTCTGTTCAACCAGTGTTGTAGACTCTAGCTTAGACACGGGCGGAAGCGTAGACACCGAATCCACACGCACACCGTTAACATCTGATTCGGACATCAACTCTAGCTGGATGTCATCCTGATCGCTCATTTAGTACGTCCTGACAAAATAGGTGCCAGGCGTAACACCGAAGGGCACCGTGATCATACGAAACTCACTCCAGATCTTCAACGAAGCATCCGTCACTACAGCTACGCTGGCCGCACCTATTGAGGCGGCACCCGTATCCAGATACACGTTTGAAACCTGTGTGACTAGCAACCCCAGCGATCCACCAACACGGCCGTAGAACTTGTACGCCGTGGCTCCAGTCACCACAGCTGCCGTGATAGTGTTCGATGAGGTAGCGCCGGTGGTTACCTGCGTGGTCGTTGGTGAGAGGACTCGCTCAACGCCGTCGACCACAGCTGCGCATGCGTACGTATAAGTTGCAGCTGCGAGTGTACCGCCGCTCGTTGAAGTTGCAAGTCCCGGAGCCGCTGCCGCAGCACCACCAAGTCCTTGAACACGCGCATTACGCGTCTTGCCTTGAGGGTTCTCATACCTCACCGTCTGCCGCTTCTTCCAGGCTGCACGTGCTGGCATTAGTACCGACCACCCTCCATTGTAAACAACCCCTGGTAGGGGTCGATGTCCGTGCCGTCTTGCCTCTGCAAGCTGCCCATCGAGCCAATGCCCTGCATCACGTCTTCAAGGTGGTAGTTACAACCAATAATAAACAAATGAACTAGTCCATACCTGATGGCGTCGAGGGCGTGGTCTTCAACCTTCTGACCCAGCTCAGGTGCGTTAGTACCTACTGGTGCCTTCTTGGTCTTGTAGTTGTTGAACTCATGGATGGTGTGTACACAGTCATGGTCAACTACAAAGCCGGGCCTCATCAGTGGTGTACCATACTCGTCAGCCACTAGGCCAGTGTCACGCAGCTTCAGAAAGGTCTTCACTAGCGTAATGCCCTCACGCCAGTTCTCTTTAGCTAGCGGGTCACCAATGCAGGGCGCCAAGTCCTGGTTCACTGTCGCAATAGCTTGGGGATCAGCAGCATCACCAAAGCACAAGTCAATCTTGTAACCTTCAGGCTGCTTCCGCTTCTTCATGAGCGTAATGTAGTCATTCAGCGTAGTGTACGGCAAGTACATCTCACGCCAAATCCTAATTTCATCTCTAGGCGTAACCTGAAACTCAATGGCCGCCATCGGGTTAGTAAAGCCCCAGTCGAAGGCAATGTAGTTGGGTAGCGCTGGGTCGTACTTTACACCTTCCTTTGGGACGTGTACCTCTTCATCGAACTCTGCGTAGATCTTACCGACAAACGCTGTGAAGAGGGCGCCGATCTCCTGGTCAAACCAGTCCGGGATCGTAGTACTCTCGATCTCCAAGATCTCGGGGTCATTCCTACCTCCAGGGTACACCACAGTATTAGCCCAGCTCGGGAACCTCCAGCTCTCCCAGCCAGGGTGGTCTGGGTGTCTACCCAGCTGGTACAACTTGTGTATCCAGTTAAAGCCTTCCGGCGTCGTCGGGAACGTAGCAAAGCCGCGCTTGTCAGCAAGCGCAGGCCGCAAAAACCTCTCCCACGTCTCCAACTTCTGCTTAGCGGCCTCACTCAAAATCACACCGTCTAGTGCCTCACCAACCAGGTTCTCTGGGTGGTCTGCACTCCTAGCCTCCAACCGCGTACCCCATGGGAACTGTATATACATGTCCCCTTGCTTCTTGTTGTACGCCTTCTTAATGCGCTTGTCACGACCGAACTGTTTACCTATAATCAGGTCATCCCAAATAACCCGAAACTCTTTCTCCGCCAAGTCGTAGGTCGGCCCTACAATCCAAAACCTCTTCTTCGGCAAGAACAGGTTCGGCTCCAAATCCCTGGCCGCCATCGTTGACTTACCAAATCGCCTTCCGCATACCGCAACTCGAAAGCGCGCTAATGACGTGTGGAACTTATGCTGCTCAATGTGTGGCGTGTAGCCTACCGACTCGAAGAATCGACTCTTGTCAATCTTGAGCGAGGCTGGTGTAGGTTCAGGTGAGTTCATCCGATACCTGCGATCTGCTTCGCGAACGCCAACAACATATCGTCAACACCACCAGCAGGACCAGTCTTGTCTACAGGTCCTAGCGTACGCTCCGTGATGTACTTCGCAGCGTCAAAGCGAATCCTATCCGTGCCGCCGTGCTTGCACACATGCACGATCGCCATCGCAGCGTCAACCGCATTCTCCTCAAAGATGCGACGAGCCATCTCCAACGAAGTCTGTGCTCCAGGTCCAGACCCGAATGCTGCCGATTCGTGCTCCTTGAGCGACGCCAACTCTTCAGCGGAGAAGTCCCACTGCTCGCTTGCCATAATGTGGCTCCTCTCACCTTCAACTTAGTCGGCCTCTCCCTTAAGTATATCTCAAACATATGCTAGGACGCAAGCATTAGGTCGTTAGTGGTAACACACCGATAGTGAGGCTTCGCCACCGCTCCACACAGCACACTTGATGGGTGATGGGTGATGTATCGCGGACATTTAAAGTAAGGCAAAAGCACTTAAAAGATAAATAGCAAGAGCTAAGTCTATAGGGCGTCTATCAAGTCTATATAGAGTCTAATGAGAGTGAATTAGAGGGTAAGTACTAAGAGTCGCTGAGATACAGACGTTAGTTAGACTCGAAAGAGCATAGTATATTACTGTAACACATGCAATACCTCAATACTAACCCAGACCTACTTTGGTATATAAATGTAACACACACTTTTAGCTTGTATTAACCCGGACCCGGAGGGGGAGTGTAAAGATCTTGTTCTCGCATTAAAATATAGTTATAACAAAAAACAAATACAACAACCTTAACAACATCCTTATTACCTTCCTTTAAAAAGGAAAGGATAAAAATGAGTACCTACTACAACATCAACACCAACAAAACAGAAACAGACTTCTCCTACAATAGAATAGGAACATACCTTAGACCTAGTCCTAGCCTACATCCCTACAACAAGAAGATGATCAAGAGATCAACTACCTACAACAAGGTATGTCCTAGCTGTGGCCTAGTACGCTCAGCCAACAACAAGTGTGAGTGCAATGAAGAGTAGTAGGTGGAAGTACCTATACTACCCTTACACCCTACTACTAGTACTCTTCCTTATCCTCTACTGCTTAGCCCTACTAGCTCACCAGTACCTAGGTCTTACTATCTACCCTAGGTAGTAGTTGCAGTACCTAGTATGTAAGTAGGTTCGTATATAGACTGGTGATACCACTGGGACTATATACAGGACCTATGTACATACAGGATGTACATATATACGAAGGGTGTACTACAATGACTGACACTACTGCGACACTCGTCTCTCCGTACGCAGCTGCGAAGCTTGTCAACAACGAGTTGGCCACGAGAGGTGTCGAGAAGGTTCTCCCTCCTCAGATGTTCTACACGTACATCAAGAAGCAGTACATCCCGAGCACGAACAAGAAGATCAACGTTGTCGACCTGATGGTCTGGTTCGAAGGATACTACAAGAAGCTTCAGGGTCTCAAGGCCCAAGCAGAAGTTGTTGTCGAGCCTGACAATGATGGTACTACTGGCGAGTGGGTCGAAGCCTGAACGAGTAAGGTGGTACCCCTTCGGGGGTACTTTCCTTATCTGTTCAGACTGCAGATAAGTAGTACAGAAAGGAACTCGTTGTGGAGACCGAAGCAGAGTGTGACTACTGCAACAGTGTCGAACGAGAAGACAACCACCTGATCCTGATTGACGATGAGCCTGTTCGCCACGTATGCGAACGTTGCTTGGAAGAGATCCTCGAGTCGTAGTCACAAGCGCGCGGAGGCGTAACTTCAACGCGCCACAGTACACACGTTAGTCAGTGGTGGAGTTACCTTCGTACTCCAAGCCTGGAGTAGCGGCTGCTAGCCACTGTTCAAGAGTGTCGTAGCCTTCACACTGCCAACACCTGCAACCTTGTGGGTGCTGTACAAGTGGTGCTACGTCTTCTTCACGTGTGGTGATAGTGTCTGGGTGCCACTGACCACCACTGTTAGCTTCTTGGATGAGTTTGTCATCCTTTTGTCGTTGTATTGCACGTCGTAACTCGAATGGACGACACTCTTCACACTGGCACCCTATTGTGTGCGGTTGGCGCTTTCGTGGTGATACAGCATCGACGTCGAAGCCGAACACCTTCTGTACCTTGTATGCCTCACGGAATGCTTTCATTGGACGATAGGTTACGTTCTTACCTTCGCGTTTACGCCACCTTTGGTAAGCATTAAAGCATTGTCCGCAGTAACCACCTTTACGTTCGTGCGTCTTATCACATATACCACACACGTATTTTCCTTGGCTCATACTCTAATTATAGCTGAGGTTCCACGAGTAAATCAAGGTGCATTTCGAGTATGCGTTTTCGTTTATGATTACTTGAGGAACTTAGATAACAAAAAAAACCTAGCTACGACGCACTATATACCAAGAATTCATTTATTCTATACATACGGTATATATGAGACCTAAATATCTATTAGAACAACTTCTTCGTTTACCTAAACGTGACAAAACGCTAGTCCCTTGGTGAATTCACTTGATTTTTCTACTAAGACTTTTCTGGTTGATCGGTAAAATTTACCGAATTCACTCTCGAGATCGTTTTGCACGCTCGTGTATTAACTAACCTACGTTCTCCCGTGTAACACTAGGCATACATCCAGACTTTCTCAAAAACTAGAGAAAGTCTCGGTATAGTCGAACGTTACACATGAAGCTGAACCCTCAAGTACAGGAAAACCAAAACGATGATATAGTGGTGCCCGCTAGTATAATGACCCTCGTAATCCGCGTGCATATGTTACTGTTACGATGTATCTTAGTGTATTATATAGCCTCAACTACCTCAAAATACATTAGAGTACTCGTAATATACAGCCCTCAACTTTGAGGCTCTTGAGGTCGTATAATATCGTAGACCTTGAATACACTCACTCGAACAAAAAGCTCTTGCAATTGGGCCTTGATATCCCTTTAAGGTCTGATATATAATTAAAGTAGCAAAACAAATACAGGCTAAACTCATACCACACGTATGCTCAAAGGAGAGCGGAAACTATGAGCAAGCCCGTGACTAAACTTGCACCCCAACAACTACGTGTTGATGCCGTCAACACCACTAACTCGAATGGCGATGCTGACCAACTGTACGTAGTGATCTACGTTACAATCGGATTGCGTGTGTGTTCACATACTACGTATCAGGCGGCTTACCGTTGCCGCTATGGCTACTGCACGAAGGGACATAATTATCACATCTAAGACTAGAACTAACACTAAGTATTACCGACAAGCATTCGTAACTGTGATATGTGGTGCGGTGTTAACGCTTTCACCCGTGTTGACAGGTTGCAAGCCGGAAAACCAAGAGCCTGTATCGAAACCTGAGGGTACAGTAGTACACAAGCGTGTACCTTGTGGATCAGACGGTATTTGCAGTACAGGTGAGCTGAACTGTTATTCACTGCAAATACATACCGCGAACAGTGTAGATGACTTTCGTTGCGTGACTCAGCAGGAGTGGAACAAGTACACGATAGGAGCAAAATACCCGTGAACAACAAGTTGCGTGATCGAGTGTTTGGTGTTGTAATTACCTGTGCTTCGGCTAGTGTTGTAGCAGCCTTGGCACTGACGCTGAACAGCACGCCACCTTTGATGAGCACAAACAAAGACAACACACCACTGACCACGAACGCCCCTGAGACAAAACGTGCGCAGTTTGAGGATTGTGTGCGCAGTACGAAAGAGGTGCAGGCTTGCGAGTTGTTTGCTTGGGGTGCGATTATCAAGGAAGATGACCCGCGGTGGGATTGCCAGTACATGGGTAACCACGAGTGTGGACCAATTGCACCGATCGATGACAGTGTTGCGCAGTACAAGCAAGAACAAGGAAGGTAGTATGATGAGCTACCAGACTGGTAGGACCACGTTGGCTGAGCTGCTGAGTGCTGTAACTGAGGCGGCTGCACAGTGGGCACTCGACAACGACACTGAGTACACGTTTGACGACGTGTTGAAGTATGAGCTGGTGTTGTGGGACGGTGGAAGGCAAGAACGTAGAGCGTTGGTGATTGAGGCGTTGGGACTCGCGGAAGGTGCGGTTATACTACAAACCACATTGTAGTGCTGTGTGTGGTTGTTTGAAGCTTGTTCGCCCGTGTGTTACAGTTAACAACGTACAGCCCACTGGCGAACTTGCTTGAGGTAACCAACGGAGGGTAGGTAGTAATGGCTGACCAGTGGTGGTATTACCCGAAGTGTGGTGTCGAGTTCCCATGTTCGGAGATGAAAGACCACAAGCACGGAAGCAAGTGGAGCCCGCGGAAGACGGATAGCCAAACCGAAGAAGGTAACCAAGACGAAGATAGCAAGTGAAACCTACACGTTGGCAAGATACGTTTGCAGGCGCCTTTGCACTGACCCTTGCACGGATTGTACTTGCAAGCCCTTTGCTACTACTGGGGCTTGCATTGTGCCTAACGTTTATGGGCATACCGTTAGGCTTTCCGCTCATGCTTGTGGTGAGCCACTGGTGTACGCACCCACTACGTAGAATACCACAAATGAACATACGAGGAGATGCGGAGTAGCAATGACTGCGGAGGCCTACACGTACATTGCAGCCAACAACTGGGAACTCAGGGAGTACTTTGGCTACGAGGACACACAGGACTTCTTGGCTGATTGGAATTGCTTGACTACGACCGAGAAGGTTGAGATGCGGCATGAAGTTGGTGTAGCGCTACACTACGGCTGATGTGCTTGGTTGGTCCACCCCTTTACGAGTGGACCTTCCTGGACCATTAGGAGGTAATACCGATGAGCGAATCGAAGTCAGTGCACTTTGCTCCTACACCCGAGTACGCATTGTCGCACCTGCTGCGTGCTGCAGTCGCGATGGCGCCAACGATGAAGGAGCAGGAGGCCTTCGGTGAGATGTACACTGAGATGCTGATGGACAACGTGCGCGCCAAGTCAGCAGCATTGCAAATGTTGAGTGCGATGCAAGATGGCCTGCGCTACGGCAACTGGCCCATGAGTGAAGAGGATGTATGACGAAGAAGGTTCAGATCAAGCTCTACATCAACCCTGCATGGTCGGTGATGACTCACGAAGAGTACATCGACGTGCCTGTAACTTGGGAGGTGATGACTGAAGAAGGCCGTATCGCCTGGTGTGACGAGTACTTTGAGCAGTGGCTCGCTGACGAAACCGCTGACTCTGGCTACGCGATCGTAACTGACGAAGATTGGATAGAGTAACCTACAACTACATACTTCTGGTTTATGACCTGAAAGTTTTCAAAAAGATCATGAGTTGGGGCCTTGATGTTCCAGCTCGACCTGCTGTATAATAAAACCAGAAGCAAAAAACAGTGAAACAAACACAGCAACACAAATTGAACTGTTGCCCGTAGAGCAAAGGATGCACATGATCCGTGCTAAGTTCACAGACAGTGACATTGCGGCAGTCATGGACGCACTGTCCACGGCGAAGCTGGTTCTGAATGACCTGAAGAACGTACTGCCCGAAGAGGCGAAGGCAATCGGCATTATACTGAACGACTCGCTTCTGGCTACTACGGTCGGCGCGCAGATCGACGACGCACTCAACTCTGAAGGCATGAATCTTATCTAGACAAGCAAGCCCGTAACCCAGAAAGCGAAGGAACATCAAACATGACTACCGAATACGACCAGCTGATCGCGGAGCAGGCCGCGTCCGCTCAGACTGAGGACCTCGACGTCGACACCGCGGAGGAGGTTGACGACGAGATCGAAGAGACGGACACTCCGGCGACGAACGCTGATGGCACCGGCGGCAAGCCTGCGAATGCAGCCAAGGAGCCGGCCAAGCCGAAGCGCGGTGACCTGCCTGAAGGTTACGTCACGCCGGTTGGCTTGGCGAAGGTATTGACCGAGAAGGGTCTCGGCGGGCTGGCTGAAGATGGCACGAACAAGGTTGTTCCTCCGCAGGTCGTGTACT